CATGAACAAGGATGTGCAGACCGAGATGCTGGACCGCCTGAAGGGCACGGAGGTGAAAGTTTGACCACCTATATCTGCAAATGCGGACGGCGAGTGAAGAAATCCACCGATTCCAGTACCACTGGAAACCGCCTATCTGGTTACGCACCCGGCCATGAGTGCTGGGGATGCCCCTATGCCATGCCATACGGAGACTTTCAATGGGATGAAAGTGCTAGAACTGTCAGCCGGGAGACTCGGGGCTACGAGTGCCGGATGAGCAAGACCCTCACTTATGCGTCAGAGTTCGCTGGCTCTATCAAGGATAAATGCACCTGTCGAGTGCATAGTCTGGACTTCGACTTTTTGTCTCAGGTCTCCGCATGGATCAAAGACACTTATCCAGACAGAGAGATTTTTGGCTCGTTTTCCAAAGATATTCGTGCATCGGACTATGGATCTGATGGCCGTTACTGCCTGACTATCACCTGCACCCAGAATCTGAAAGGCGTTGCCGCAAAAAGAGAGCTGCTTGATCAGTTCTTTACTCCGAATGGTAGCCGCAAGGACATGACACCGCAGCAGGAAATGGAAAAGATTCTTGCTGACATCAAAAAAGCAAAGGAGATTTTCTCATGTACACCTGCCCAGAATGCGGATGCTGCTGCGACCATGACAAGCCCTGCTGCCAGCAGTTCGGCGGCGGCAACACCGACCACCTCGGCGGGCGAGGCGGCTGCAAAAGGCTTGACCCCCGCGCTGTCCCCGCAGAGCAGCGCATCGGCCCCTGTTGTTCCTGCGGAGACTTCTTTTGCATCCGCAGCTGTCCCTACCTTTGACTTCTCGGCTCTGGGTGATTTGTCCCAGCAGGCCACCGAAGCAGACCAGCAGTTCGACCTGCACTATGGCGCGGCGCAGGACGAATACCTGATCTCCTGCATCTACCTCGCCCGCATCCACGCTCTGACTGCCAAGGCGGGCCGGTATGGCGGCGGTACATGGACAAAGTGGTATGAGAGCAAGGGACTCAGCGAAGGCAGCGCCCGCACGATGGTCAAAAACGGTGACGCTTTTAATTCCGCAACAGTTGCGGAATTAAAACAGCTGCCCGAGCTGACCCGCAAAGATTTGAACCTCATCGCCCGCAGCGGCTGCGCTGGGCAGCTGGTCGAAGCCGCCGGAGACAGCCAGCGGGTGCAGGAGCTTTTAGCCCAGCTCAAGGCCGAGAAGGAGCGGGCCAATGCTGCCGAGAGCCATCTGGAAGCCGTCCGAGCGGATGTAGCAGGGCTGCACGAGCAGAACACCCAGCTGAAGGAAAATTTGGACGCCTCCAATACCCGGGAGGAAGAAGCATGGAAGTCCTACGACAAGGCGATGCAGCGTGCCAAAACTGCCGAGAGCCAGCTGGAAGGCTCCCGTCAGGTAGCCGAAGCGGCCAATCGTCGGGCCGAAAAGTGGAGATCCGAGGCCGAAGCCGCCCGGAAGCAGCCCATCGTAGCTGTGGTGGACAAGGACGAAGTCGTCCGGCAGGCCAAGGAAATGGCCGACGGCATGACCGCCGACTACAAAGCCACACAGGAGCAGGACGCCCGCGACGCCTACGACAGCATCCTTCTGGCCGGCCGCTCCATCACAAATCTCGCGCAGTCCATAAAGCCGCTGTTCGGCAAGCTGCCGGGCAATCAGCGGGAAAACGCGATCGATCAGTTCGTACGCACATTAGGACAAATTCAAGGGGAGGTATCCAGATGTCTGTAACCATCACGGCCCTCGAAGCCGAAAACGTCAAGCGCATCAAGGCCGTTGCGCTCACTCCTGCGCCCACCGGTCTCACCCTCGTGGGCGGCAACAACAATCAGGGCAAGACCAGCGTTCTCGACGCGCTGGCATGGGCGCTTGGCGGCGAAAAATTCCGCCCGAACGCCGCCCAGCGGGATGGTGCCGTCGCTCCCGCCCACCTCCGCGTCACTCTCTCCAACGGGGTCGTCGTGGAGCGCAAGGGCAAGAACAGCAGCCTCACCGTCACCGACCCCACCGGACGCCGCAGCGGCCAGCAGCTGCTGAACGCTTTTGTCGAGCCGCTGGCCCTCGATCTGCCCCGCTTCATGGAGGCCAGCGACAAAGAAAAGGCTGACATCCTGCTGCGCATCATCGGCATCGGGAATGAATTGCATCTCCGGGATATGGAGATCAAAAGCATCTACGACAAACGCACCTTCACCGGCCAGCTGGCCCAGCAGAAAAAGCACTTCGCTGACGAGCTTATCTCCTACCCCGACGCTCCCGAACAGCCTCTCAGCGTCTCCGACCTCATCCGCCGGCAGCAGGATATTCTGGCCCGGAACGGCGAGAATCAGCGCAAGCGCAGCCAGCTTTCTCAGCTGGAAACCAAGAGCCGCACCCTTGCACAGCGCCGGGAGCAGCTGGAAGCAGAGCTTGCACATCTGACGGAAGAGCAGGCCGCGCTGACCACTGACCTCTACGCCGCCCGGAAATCTGCCGAAGACCTTCAGGACGAATCCACCGCTGAGCTGGAAGCCTCTATCCAGAGCATCGAGGAGACGAACCGGAAAGTCCGGGCCAACCTCGAAAAAGCCCGCGCCGAGGACGAAGCCGCCAAGTACGCCAGCGACTACGACAAGCTTACGGATTCCCTCGAGCAGAAGCGCAAAGAGCGTCTGGCCCTGCTGAACGGTGCCGACCTGCCCCTGCCGGAGCTGAGTGTGGAGGACGGCGCTCTTACTTATAAAGGCAAGCGCTGGCGGGATATGTCCGGCAGCGACCAGCTCCGGGTGGCCGCGGCCATCGTCCGGCGGCTCAACCCGGACTGCGGCTTTGTCCTTCTGGACAAGCTCGAGCAGATGGACATGACCACGCTGGAAGAGTTCGGCCACTGGCTCGAAGCGGAGGGTCTGCAGGCCATCGCCACCCGCGTCTCCACCGGCAGCGAGTGCCAGATCATCATTGAGGACGGCATGGTCAAGGGTGCTGACCTGCCTGTCCTGTCCGCCGCACCCACGCAGACCAGAACATGGACGAAAGGAGCTTTCTGATGAGCAGCTATTCCATCACCACCGGCATTCTGAACACCCCGGTCAAGGTCGTGCTGTACGGCCCCGAGGGCATCGGCAAGAGCACATTTGCCTCTCACTTCCCGGACCCCGTTTTCATCGACACCGAGGGCGGCACCAAGCGGCTCAATGTCGCCCGCCTGCCCCAGCCCACCAGCTGGGCCATGCTGCTGGACGAGGTGCGGGCCGTCACCCGGGGCGAAATCCCCTGCGGTACGCTGGTCATCGACACCGCCGACTGGGCCGAACGGCTGGCCATCGATGCCATCTGTGCCAAAGCCAAGGTGGACGGCCTCGAGGGCTTCGGCTACGGCAAGGGTTACACCTACGTCAAGGAGGAGTTCGGCCGGCTCCTCGATGCCCTCGAGGAGGTGCTGAACAGCGGCCACCATGTGCTGATCCTCGCCCACGCCGCCATCACCAAGTTCGAGCAGCCGGACGCTGCGGGCAGTTATGACCGCTGGACCATGAAGACCACCAAGCAGACTGAACCCCTCCTGCGGGAGTGGTGCGATATGCTCCTCTTCGCCAACTACCAGACCATCGTGGAGAAGAGCGGCAGCAGCCCCAACGCCAAGAACAAGGCCACCGGCGGCAAGCGGGTGCTCTACACCACCCACCACGCCTGCTGGGACGCCAAGAACCGCTTCGGCCTGCCGGATGAAGTCCCCTTCGACTACGCCAGCATCGCCCACTGCATCACCGGCCCGGCCTCTGCGCCGCCTGCCGCCCCGAAGCCCGCAGCACCCGCCGAAAAGGACATTCTTCCCCCTCCCAGCACTCCGGCCGCACCGGCACCGCAGCCCAAGCCTCAGCCGGAACCGCCCCGGGAGACTGTTCCCGAAGCCCTGCTGACGCCCGACCTCATGGCGCTGGGCGTCCCCGAAAAGCTGGCCTCGCTGATGAGTGCCAACAACGTCACCCCCGAAGAATTGCAGTTCGTCGTGGGCAAGCGGGGCTATTTCCCGGAAGATATGCCCATCAGGGACTACCCCGCCGACTTTGTGTCGGGCTGTCTCGTGGCCGCATGGCCGCAGGTGCTCCAGATGGTGCTGGACAACCGGGACCTGCCGTTTTAACCTCTCAGTCTCGCTCCGCTCGCCAAGGCCGGGTTGCGGCTCCCAGCATCCGCTGCACTCCGCTTGCGTCTTGCTGGCCGCTGCCCCAACAGCTCCTCCCTGCTTCCGCCGCTGGCGGCGGTCGTCGTTGTTGCCCCTAGTAGGGGAGCCCTTGGCAAGCCGGTCTTGCGGATGCTGAACGAGGAAAGCTTATAAAAACCATGAAATGCCGGGCCTTGCGACAGAGGCTAGGCGGAAAGGACGATACTATGAACAATATGAATACCACTACCGACCGCGCTCTTGGCTGGGACGACGAATTTACCAACGTCTCCCAGGACTTCGTGCTCCTGCCCGAGGGCGAATACTACTTCGAAGTCACCGGGATGGAGCGCGCCCGCTTCGAGGGCAGCGCCAAGCTGCCGCCCTGCTCCATGGCAAAGCTGACGCTGAAGATCTTCGGCGGCGCTCTGGGCGATACCACCGTCACCCACCGTCTCTACCTCCACACCAAGACCCAGGGCCTGCTGGGCGCGTTCTTCGAGAGCATCGGCCAGTGCAGGAAGGGCGACACCTTCCGCCCCCGCTGGAACGAGGTCGTCGGCTCGAAGGGCCGCTGCAAGCTGGGCATCCACGATTACGTCAAGAAGAGTGGCGACCCCGGCCAGAGCAACGAAGTCATCCGCTTCCTGCCGCCGCCTGAAGAGAAAGCCGCGCCCGCTCAGGGCTGGACGCAGGGGGCATTCTGATGGGAGAAAAACAGGCTCTGCGCCCCTATCAGGAAGCCGCCCGGAAGAGCATCCACACCGAGTGGGAAAATGGCCGTCTCCGCACCCTGCTGGTGCTGCCCACCGGCACCGGCAAGACCATCGTGTTCGCCTCCGTCGCCGCCGATCAGGTGCGGGCGGGCGACCGGGTGCTCATCCTTGCCCACCGGGGCGAGCTGCTGGAACAGGCGGCAGACAAGCTTCAGCGCTCCACCGGCCTCGTCAGCGCGGTGGAAAAAGCTGAGTCCACCTGCCTCGACAGCTGGTATCGGGTGGTGGTCGGCTCTGTCCAAACCTTACAGCGGCCGGCACGACTCGAGCGCTTTCCTCGGGACTACTTCGGGACCATCATCATCGACGAGGCCCACCATTCCATCACCGACGGCTACCGCCGCATCCTCGACTACTTCGGCAGTGCAAAGGTCCTGGGCGTGACCGCTACCCCCGACCGGGGCGATATGCGAAACCTCGGCGAGGTGTTCGACAGCTTGGCCTATGAGTACAAGCTGACCGATGCCATCAAAGACGGCTACCTCTGCCGCATCATGGCCCAGACCGTCCCCCTCAAGCTGGACATCTCCGCCGTGGGCATGAGCAGCGGCGATTATTCCGTAGGCGAGCTTGGCACTGCCCTTGACCCTTACCTGAGCCAAATTGCTGACGAAATGGCAGCACGCTGTGCCGGGCGCAAAACGGTGGTATTCCTGCCCCTCATCAAGACGAGCCAGAAATTCCGCGATCTGCTGAATGCGAAGGGCTTCCGCGCCGCCGAGGTCAACGGCCAGAGCGCCGACCGCAGACAGGTGCTTTCGGATTTCGAAGCCGACAAGTACAACGTGCTCTGCAACTCCATGCTGCTGACGGAAGGTTGGGACTGCCCCTCGGTGGACTGCGTCGTCGTGCTGCGGCCCACGAAGGTGCGCAGCCTCTACAGCCAGATGGTGGGACGCGGCACCCGCCTCTCCCCGGGCAAGAAAGACCTGCTGCTCCTCGATTTCCTCTGGATGACCGACAAGCACGAGCTCTGCCGCCCCGCCGACCTCGTCTGTGAGGACCGGGCCGTGGCCCGGCAGATGACCGACAATCTGGCCGAGAGCGGCGGGCCGCAGGATATTGAGGACGCCGCCGCACAGGCCAGCGAGGATGTGGTGGCCCAGCGCGAAGAGGCGCTTGCCAAGCAGCTGGAAGAACAGCGCCGCAAAAAGGCGAAGCTGGTTGACCCGCTGCAATACGAGATGAGCATTCAGGCCGAAGACCTTTCCGGCTATGTGCCGGCCTTTGGCTGGGAAGCCGGCCCGCCCAGCGCAAAGCAGACCGCCGCCCTCGAGAAGCTGGGCATCCTGCCGGACGCCGTGGAGTCTGCAGGCAAAGCGGCCCTCCTGCTCGACCGTCTCAGCAAGCGCCGGGACGAGGGCCTGACCACCCCCAAGCAGATACGCTGCCTGGAGAAATACGGCTTCCAGCACGTCGGCACGTGGAGCTTCGAGTCCGCACGGCAGATGATAGACCGCATTGCCGCCGGCGGCTGGCGGGGCGCGCCGAAGGGCGTTGACCCCAAGAACTATATCCCGTCTGCTGAGCCGGTCATCGCAGATGATATGTTACTATGGTAATGCGAATGGAACATGAAAATGACATCAAAGAAGCGCTGGACTTCGTCTCCCCGTCCGCCCTGACCTATGAAGAATGGCTCATGGTGGGCATGGGCCTGAAAGAAGCCGGTCTGCCCGTCGCCGTGTGGGAGCAGTGGAGCGCCCGGGACGGCGGGCGGTATCACAAGGGCGAGTGCATCAAAAAATGGGAGAGCTTCCACGGCAGCTCGAAGCCCATCACCCAGAGCAGCATCTTCCAGCTGGCCTATGAGCACGGCTGGTCCGGCCCTGCAGGCCGTGCGCTGGACTGGGGCGATGAGCTGACCGTCGGCCCGCAGCAGCCCGCACTGGTAGACCCCCGCTGGGTCGAAGAGCAGGAGCTTCACCTTCCCGACACATGGGAGCCTGCCCAGCAGCTCAAACGCTACCTGCAGGCCCTCTTCGAGCCGGACGAGTATGTGGCCTATGTCACCGAGAGCTTCATGGCCGCCGACCGCCGACGCCCGGCGAAAGGCTGCTGGGACAGAACTGCCGGGCAGCTCATCGAAGAGCTGGACGCCTGCGGCGACGACGTCGGCAAGGTCATGGGCGACTGCGACCCGGAAATCGGTGCATGGATCTGCTTCAACCCGGTGGACGGCACAGGCCGGAAGGATGCCAATGTCACCAGCTTCCGCTACGCCCTCGTGGAGTGCGACAACATGGAGCTCGGCAAGCAGCTGGCCGCCATCCACCAGATGGAGCTGCCCTGCGCCGCGCTGGTCTACTCCGGCGGCAAGAGCATCCACGCCATCGTCCGGGTCAATGCGCCGGATTATGCCGAATACCGCAAGCGGGTCGATCACCTCTACGCCACCTGCCAGAAGAACGGCCTGACCCTCGACCAGCAGAACCGCAACCCTTCCCGCCTCTCCCGGATGCCCGGCATCCTGCGGGCGGGGCAGAAACAGGCCCTGCTTGAAACGAACGTCGGCAAAAGCTGCTGGGAGGACTGGCGGGACTGGGTGGAGGCCTGCACCGACGACCTGCCCGACACCGAATGTCTGGCCGACGACTGGGACGACCTGCCCCCGCTGGCCGATGCCCTCATCTCCGGCGTACTGCGCCAAGGCCACAAGATGCTGCTGGCAGGCCCCTCCAAGGCGGGCAAGAGCTTCGCCCTCATCGAGCTGTGCATCGCCATCGCCGAGGGTAAGACGTGGCTGGGCCGCTTCTCCTGTGCGCAGGGGCGTGTACTTTATATCAATCTGGAACTTGATAGGCCGTCCTGCCTGCACCGCTTCAAGGACGTCTATACCGCGATGGGCCTTGCGCCGGACAATCTGCGGAACATCGACATCTGGAACCTGCGCGGCGCGTCTGTCCCCATGGACAAGCTTGCCCCCAAGCTCATCCGCCGGGCTGGCAAAAAGGGCTATACTGCCGTCATCCTCGACCCTATTTATAAGGTCATCACCGGCGACGAGAACAGCGCCGACCAGATGGCGAAATTCTGCAACCAGTTCGATGTGGTCTGCCGCGCGCTGGACTGCGCCGTCATCTACTGCCACCATCATTCCAAGGGCGCGCAGGGCGGCAAGCGCAGCATGGACAGAGCATCCGGATCCGGCGTGTTTGCCCGCGACCCGGATGCCATGCTGGACATGACTGAGCTGACCATCACCGACGCCATCCGGGAGCAGCTGCACAACAAGGCCGCCTGCCGGGTCATCAAAGCGATGCTGGATAAGCGCGGCCACGCGGACGCCTACGGCCCGGATGACGCCCTCAGCAAGAGCCGGATGCTCACCATCGCCAAAGAGAAGCTTGGCCTCGCCGACCTGCGGGCCATCGACGCCGAAGTGGCTGCGGCTCAGAAGAAAGCCGACAGCATGACTGCCTGGCGCATCGAAGGCACTCTCCGCGAGTTTGCAAGCTTTGCGCCGGTCAACCTCTGGTTCGACTATCCGGTGCATAAGCTGGACAGCGGGCTTCTGGAAGATCTGCAGCCGGACAGCGACTTCCGCACGCTGGGTGCAAAGGGTGCGAGCCGCCGCTGGGGTGACAAGGCCAAGCAGTCCAAGGACAGGAAGGCCGAGCTGGACACCGCTTTTGAAGCCTGCATGATGGACGGTGAGGTCACAGTCTACAGCCTCGGCGAGTATATGGATCTGAAGCCCCGCACCGTCAAGAACCGTCTGAAAGAAGACGGGCGCTTCTGGATCGACGGCGAGAAGGTCGGCCGCAAGGAGCCCGGCAGCAAAGGTTAAACACTCTGTTATATCTGCAATTACATTTTGTTGTAAAAATGCAGTGATAGCCGCTATTTTGCACGACAGCAAAAACTGCAAAATTGCAGAAATAGCCGCTATGACTGCAACATTTGCAGTGCAAAATAGCCTATATATAATAGCATGACTGCACTGCAATGTGTGATGGGGTATCCCAGAGGATGGGGCGACCACAGCCCCCATCCTCCGGGGACCCTCCCCATCACGTTGGCCGCCAACATAAAAAAGAAAACGAGGTACGAAATGACCACACAGTTTTTTATCCCCATGCGTCCGCCCACCACTACCCATAACGCCAAAGAGCTTCATGCCTACATGAAGGGCGGCAAGCCCTGCGCCGTGCTGCATGACAGCTCTGAACTGAAAGCTGCCCGTGCCAAGCTCCACGCCTACCTTGCGCCCCACGCCCCTGAGCAGCCCATCCCGACCGGCCGCCCGGTGCGTCTGCTGGTCAAGTGGATGTTCCCCGCCGAGGGCCGTCCGGACGGCAGCTGGCGCACTTCCAAGCCCGACACTGACAATCTGGAAAAAGCCCTCAAGGACGAGATGACCCGCCTGCACTTCTGGCACGACGACGCCCAGGTGTGCAGCGAGATCGTCGAGAAGTTCTGGGCCGACATCTGCGGCGTGTTCGTGCAGGTGGAGGAGCTGGCATGACCTACGAGGAAAAGATAAGCTGGCTCTCCCGCTATCGGGAAGCCGAAAAGCTCTATCAGCGGCTCTCCTACCGGCTGGCAGAGGCGCAGGAAGCCACCCGGCACATCACCCAGAACCTCAGCGCCGCGCCGGGCGGCAGCAAGGATGGGCAGAGCCTCGCCCGGGCAGTGGAGCGTCAGGAAGAGGCCGAGCGCCGCGCCTACGCACAGCTGGCAGTTCTTGATGCCTTGTTTGCGGAGATCGATGCCGTGCTTGTGCAGCTGGACTCCGCCGAATACTGCGCTCTTCGCAAATACTATCTGGACTGCCTGAAATGGGAGCAGGTAGCCGCAGACATGAATTTCACTTCCCGTGGCATTTTCGCCCTGCGCCGCCGGGCCATTGAACACCTGAAGCTCTGAAACTGTGCAGTATCCGTTCATTGTGCGTTCACCCTCTTCCGGTGTAAAATGATACCATCGGCAGAGCCGGAAAGGCCACCCGATACACGCAGCCTCCGAAACTTTTCCTCCATCATGATGAATTGCTCCTTTGGACTTTTTGCTGCTTGACAGGCATTTTTCTCCTTCTTGAGCTTTCTGAGGCTGCTTCAAAGATTTTCTTCCCTGCACAGAAATGTGCGGGGATTTTTTATGCAGCTTCTGCCGTTCGGAAACCCCGGGCGGCTTTTTCATACCCCCGGGGTCTGCAAAGCACCCCCTCCCTCAAAAAGACCTCCCCCCTCCGGGCATGACCCGGCGGGGCAAAGGAAGCCGAAGCTTCGAGGACCACCGCACAGCACGTCAGCAAAAGGAGGCTGCATCCTAATGGCAGGCAGGACACCGCGCCGCAACGAGCGGCCAGACCACGACGGCACACACCGTCTGGCCTTTGAGCGGAACAAAAAGAAGATCTATGCGACGCAGACCGTTTGCGGCATCTGCGGCAAGCCGGTCGATTTCAGCTATAAGTTCCCGCATCCGCTCTCGCCCTGCATCGACCACATCATCCCCGTCGTCAAAGGCGGACACCCCAGCGACCTTGACAATCTTCAGCTCGCGCATTTCTGTTGCAACCGGGCCAAGAGCGACAAGCTGGTGGCCCGCAGCGGAAAGGCTCAGGAGCAGGCTGTCGATTCGCCGCGCGTTCTGCCCCTGTCCCGTGACTGGACGACCTACCGCAGCCGATAGGGGGGATGGCCCCCTCCCCCTGCCCTCGCCGGACTCCCCAGCCGTCACTGGGAATATTTTCTCACGAAAAGGAGGAATCCCCCATGAGCCAGACCCGCGGCATGGCCTATCTCCGCCGCAAGCTGGAGCTGAAGCGCAGCCGGGTGCTTACCCGCTATAAATACTATGAGATGAAGAATGCCGTGAAGGACTTCGGCATGGTCACGCCGCCCGAGTTCCGCACCTTCAGCGAGGTGCTAGGCTGGTGCGGCAAGGCTGTGGATTCGCTGGCCGATCGGCTCATTTTCCGGGAGTTCCGGCAGGACAACTTCGACCTGAACAGCATCTATCGCCAGAACAATGCCGACATCCTTTTCGACAGCGCTGTCCTTTCGGCCCTTATCTCGAGCTGTTCGTTCCTGTACATCTGCGCCGGTGAAGACGGCTTTCCCCGCATGTCGGTGCTGGACGGCGGCAATGCCACCGGGATCATCGACGATGTGACCGGTCTGCTGACCGAGGGCTACGCCGTTCTGGAGCGGAACGCCGACAACGGCACGCCCACGCTGGAGGCCTACTTCACGGCTGGCAGCACATGGTACTACCCCAAGGGCGAAAAGCCTTACCTTGTGACCAACCCCGCCCCCGCGCCGCTGCTGGTACCCATCTGCTACCGCCCGGATGCTGCCCGTCCCTTTGGCCACAGCCGCATCTCCCGGGCCTGCATGGGCCTGCAGCAGGGCGCACTGCGCACTCTCAAGCGCAGCGAGATCAGCGCCGAGTTCTACTCTTTTCCGCAAAAGTACGTTCTGGGGACCTCCGGCGACGCCGACCCGATGGACAAGTGGAAGGCCACCATTTCCTCCCTGCTGGAGATCTCCAAGGACGAGGACGGCGACCATCCGGTGGTCGGGCAGTTTACTCAGCAGAGCATGAGCCCCTATACCGAGCAGCTGCGCACCTTCGCGGCACTGTTCGCGGGAGAGACCGGCCTGACGCTGGACGATCTGGGGTTTGTCACCGACAATCCCTCCAGCGCAGAGGCCATCAAGTCCAGCCACGAGACGCTGCGTCTGGCCGCCCGCAAGGCACAGCGGACCTTCGGCAGCGGCTTTCTCAATGCCGGTTATCTCGCCGCCTGCCTGCGGGATGATTTTGCCTATCAGCGCCGCCAGCTCTATCTGACCCGCCCCGTCTGGGAGCCGGTCTTTGAGCCGGACGCCGCCACCCTCTCCGGTATCGGCGATGCCGTGGGCAAGGTCAACGCTGTCATCCCCGGCTATTTCGGAAAAGAGAACCTGCGCGACCTGACCGGCGTGCAGGCCGAGGGATGAGCAGATGGACAAGCAGGATATTGCCCCCGCGCTGCTGGGGCGCATCCGGGCCGACTTTCTCCGCCTGCTGAGGAACGCTGCTCCTTCGGCGGCCACTTACCCTGCGGCTCTGGACTACGCCGACCTTGTCGGCGGCGCTCTGGCCGAGGCGTTCCGTCTCCATCTCAGCGCCGACACGCTTCCGGATGGACGGATGTACTGGAACATCGCCGACCGCGTCCTCCGCCCCCTGCTGGAGGAGGACCATGCACTGGTGGCTGACGCCGCTGCTGCCGTACAGCAACAGCTCAACGAAGCGGCCGCTCTCCGTTTGCTGGCCCAGCGCGTCCCGGTGGATGAGGACCGCATCGACGGCATCCTGAACAAGGTCTGCGCCGCCGAGCACTACGAGGATGTGGCCTACATGCTGGATGAGCCGGTACGGACTTTCTCCCGGATGGCAGTAGACGATACCCTGAAAGCCAACGTGCAGTTTCAGGGCCGGGCCGGTCTGCATCCCCGCGTCGTGCGGCACACCACCGGGAGCTGCTGCGAATGGTGCAGCAGGCTTGCCGGAAGCTACGACTATCCCCATGTGCCTGCCGACGTCTACCGCCGCCATGAGCGCTGCCGCTGCAAGGTCGAGTATGACCCGGGCGATGGCCGCAGGCAGAATGTGTGGGATAAGAAGTGGACGGAGGATCCCGAAACCCTTCAGGCTCGCAAAGGATTTGCGGAGTCTCCACTTGTCACTAAAGTCCGCTTTCCGAAAGAGGCCTCTCTGCAGAACGTCCTCCCGGAATATCTGCGGACGGCTGCTCCGGGAGTCGGTTCCATCTCATACGATGCTGGTTACGATATGATCCGCCATGCAGACGAAGTAAAAACAGCACAATGGCTGCACGCCCATTTGGGCGGCGACATCGTGCTGTTGAACGAAGCAAATAATTATAAAGCGATGACTCCAGACTACATCTGGAACGACAAGCTCTGGGATTTGAAAACGGTTTCTACAGAAAAGTCCGCAAACAGCGCTGTTCGGCATGGTTTGAAGCAGATCCAGGAGAATCCTGGCGGAATCATCCTGAACTATGAGCAGAATACGATTTCTCTGAAAACGCTGAAAGATGTCCTACGGAAAAGATTGACTGCCAGTGCGACGCAGGATGTAGACATCCTCGTCATCTGCAAAGAGAAATTATTCACTGTTCAGCGATTCACTGCAAAAAAATAGAGGTGTCGAGCCCCCACCATATAGCGGAGGCGCACCTCATAGCTATTATATAGCACATTTTCGTCTTTTCGTCAATATTACATTTTCATTCTCATAAAGGAGGCCCCGCCGTCATGCCCCGAGCGTCAGAAAAGGCCGTCCCGGAAAAGCTGGGCCGCCAGACGCCCACGGCGGCGGTGGTGCTGCCCTACACCACGACCCACGGGCAGGAGGCCATCGACCTCTACAACACCACCGGGCGTACCGCCCAACAGTGGCAGCAGCTCCTGCTCTACGACATCCTCGCCGAAAACGAGGACGGCCTGTGGGTACATACCAAATTCGGCTACAGTGTCCCCCGCCGCAACGGCAAGAATGAGATCGCCGCCATGCGGGAGCTGTACGGTCTCCAGCGGGGCGAGAACATCCTGCACACAGCCCACCGCACGACCACCAGTCATGCCGCGTGGGAGCGCCTGTGCAGCCTGCTGGACAAGGCCAAGATAGAATACAGATCCATTCGTGCCTCTGGCCGGGAGAGCATCCGGTTGAAAAGCGGTGAGGGCCGCATCGAGTTCCGCACCCGTTCCTCCAAGGGCGGTCTGGGCGAGGGCTTCGACCTGCTCATCATCGACGAGGCGCAGGAGTACACCGACGATCAGGAAAGCGCCCTCAAGTATGTGGTTACGGACAGCCGCGACCCGCAGACACTCTTCTGCGGCACACCGCCCACGCCGGTCTCCTCCGGCACGGTGTTCCTCAAACTGCGAAATGCGGCCCTGCAGGGCGAAACGCAGAACACCGGCTGGGCCGAATGGAGCGTGGAGCAGCAGACCGACCCCCATGATGTGGCTGCATGGTACGAGACGAATCCCAGTCTGGGTACCATCTTTACCGAGCGCAGCATCACCGACGAGATCAGCTCCGACCCCATTGACTTCAACATCCAGCGCCTCGGCCTCTGGCTGCGGTATAACCAGAAATCGGCTATCAGCAAAGCCGAATGGGAGGAGCTGAAGGTCGCCGCCCTGCCCGAGCTGAAGGGCAGGCTTTATGCGGGCATCAAGTTCAGCCCGGACGGGGCCAGTGCAGCGCTCTCCATCGCCGTCCGTACTGCCGACAACAAAATCTTCGTGGAAGCCATCGACTGCCGCCCCACCCGGGCAGGCAGTGGGTGGCTTTTGGATTTTCTGAGCAAGGCCCAGTTCGCCGCTGTAGCGGTGGACGGTGCCAGCGGGCAGCAGCTCCTGGCCGACGCCATGAAAGCCGCCCATCTCAAAGCACCCGTCCTTCCTACCGTCAAGCAGATCATCACTGCCAACGCCGCCTTTGAGCAGGCACTGTTCGCAAAATCGCTCTGCCACGCCGGGCAGCCAAGCCTTGTGCAGGTGGCTTCCAACTGCGAAAAGCGGGCCATCGGCACCAACGGCGGCTTCGGCTACCGTTCCTTGACCGAGGGAGGCCATATCGAGCTGCTGGACAGCATCATCCTCGCCTGCTGGCAATGCTCCGAGGGCAAGGAGAAACGCCGCCAGCGCACCAGCTATTAACTACGCCGAAGCAGGGCCTCCGCCCTGTTTTTATATGCATCTGTCAGAATGGAGGTTTTCTCATGGCAGAATTTGAACCCATCACCACGCAGGAGGCATTCGACGCCGCCGTTGCCGACCGTCTGGCTCCCTTCGCCGACTACGACGACCTCAAGGCGCAGAATGCCGACTATGCCTCCCGCATCCATGCCTTTGAGATGTCGGAGCTCAAGACCCGCATTGCCCACGAGGTCGGCATCCCCTTCGACCTCTCCCAGCGGCTTACCGGTGAGAACGAGGACGCCATCCGCAAGGATGCCCAGTCTCTCGCCAAGCTGCTCAAGCCCCAGACCCCCAAATCGCCCCCGCGCAGCACCGAGCCCGCAGGCGGCAGCAGCCGCCGCGATGCCCTGCGCGCCTTCACCAACGACCTGATGAGCAAAGGAGAATAACACATGGCAGACATTCTGAGCAAAGGCTCCCTGTTCCCCGAGGAGCTGATCCCCGACTTTATCAAGAAGACCACCGGTGCCTCTGCGCTGGCCAAGCTGTGCAGCGCCACCCCCATCCCCTTCAACGGCGTCAAGGAGTTCACCTTCTCCCTCGACAAGGAGGTGGACATCGTGGCAGAGAACGGTGCCAAGACCAAGGGCGGTCTGACCGTCGATCCCATCACCATCGTCCCCATCAAGATCGAGTACGGTGCCCGCATCTCCGACGAGTTTCTCTACGCCTCCGAGGACGCGCAGCTGGACTACATGAGCGCCTTTGCCGACGGCTTCGCCAAGAAAGTCGCCAAGGGCCTCGACCTGATGGCCTTCCACGGCGTCAATCCCCGCACCGGCACGGCCTCCTCCGTCATCGGCACCAATCACTTCGACTCCAAGGTGACGCAGGCTGTGACCATCTCCTCCGGCGACAAGCCCGATGAGAACATTGAGGCCGCCATCGCGCTGGTGCAGGGCGCAGACCGGGACGTCACCGGCATGGTGCTGGCCCCGGCCTTCAAGTCCGCTCTGGCCAAGCAGACCACCGCCGACGGCGCAAAGCTTTACCCCCAGCTGGCATGGGGCGCAAATCCCGGCGAAGTGAACGGCCTGCGGGTGGAGTCTACCTCCAACCTGTCCTCCGGCTCCAGCCTCGACCGCGCCCTTGTGGGCGATTTCGTCAACTGCTTCAAGTGGGGCTATGCCAAGGAGATCCCCATCGAGGTCATCCGCTACAGCAACCCCGACAATGATACTCAGCTGGGCGACCTGAAGGGCCACAATCAGGTCTATCTGCGCGGTGAGGCCTACATCGGCTGGGGAATCCTCGACCCGTCTGCCTTCGCCCACATCAAGGCCGGCGAGTAAGGAGGACATGACCATGCTGTATCGCAACAAAAAAACCGGCGCTGTTATCGAAACGGACTGCCTCATCTCCGGCGGCGACTGGGAACCTGACAGGGCAGATGCCGCGCCGGACGCCACGTCCGAGGCCGACACCGGGGCCGACTCTCCCGCTGCCAAGTCCAAGCGGAAAGGCAGGGCGACGGTATGACCTACGCCACCGTGGACGACATGACCACCCTCTGGAGGCCCATGACGGAGGCAGAGCAGGCCCGCGCCGGCCCTCTGCTGGAGGTCATCTCAGCCAGCCTTGATGTTGAGGCCCGCAAGGTGGGCAAGGACCTGCCCGCACTGGTCGCTTCGGACTCTGCACTGGCTCTGGTAGCCAAGAGCGTCGCGGTCGATGTGGCTGCGCGGGCGCTGATGACCAGCACCGATCAGGAGCCGATGACCCAGCTGACGCAGGCCGCAGGCGGCTATTCCGCCTCCGGCTCCTTTCTCGTTCCCGGCGGCGGCCTGTTCATCAAGAAGTCCGAACTGGCCCGGCTGGGCCTGCGCCGTCAGCGGATGGGGGTGATCGAACTGTATGGCAGCTCTGATTAAGGGAATCCAGGTCACGCTTTACGAGCGCACTAAGACCGGTGAGGATGCTTTCCATGAGCCCATCTACACCGAAATCCCCGTCATAGTCGAAAATCTGCTCATTACGCCTGTTGACTCTGCGGCATCGCCCACAGAGCTGCAGCTTTCCGGCCGTCATCTGGTTTATGAGCTTTGCATCCCCAAGGCCGACACTCACAAATGGGAGGGCTGCGCTGTGGAGTTTTTCGGGAAGAGATGGCGCGTCCTGAACGGCGTGCAGCAATACATCACCCAGCTCACGCCTCTGGACTGGGATAAGAAAGTACAGGTGGAGCGGTATGAATGATTTTCACTTTGAGCTCAACCGTGAGGGTGTCCGTACCCTCATGCGTTCCCCTGAGATGCAAGCCGTACTGAAAGACCGAGCTGACACCGTAAAAGGCCGCTGCGGCGACGGGTACGACTCCTATGTGGCACAGACTCGCGCTGTGGCTGTAGTAGAAACTGCAACGCCGGAAGCTTACAATGACAATTCTGCAAACAACACTTTGTTGAAAGCTGTATCTTCCAGCCGTACCGGTGCCGTAGTCCACGAGCATAAGCGCCACCTGAAGGACGGCAGAGTTATCACCGTGAGGAGTTACCAGAGAAAGAAATGATCGAAGAAATCATCCTCAATTATCTGCGGGAAAGCGGTTTCCCCTGCTATCTGTCCGTGCCGGAGGAGCCCTCCGGCAATTTTGTTGTACTGGACAAGACCGGCTCCGACCACGACGAGGGGCTTTTCCACGCCACGCTGGCCGTGCAGTCCTACGGAAAGAGCAAGTTCAGCGCGGCCCAGCTCAACCACCATGTCGTGCAGGCCATGCTGGATGCCGACACCCTGCCCGAGGTGGTCAGCTGCAAGCTGGTCACCGACTACGATTTTCCCGACACCACCCGGAAGCTGCCCCGCTATCAGGCGGTTTTCGAGCTGGTGCATTACTGAGTTTCTGAAAGGAGCTTTTCCTTATGGCAAACGCAAAGAACGTCACCGCCGCAAAGCCCAAGGTCGGCGGCGCGGTCCACCGCGCCCCGCTGGGTACGCCTCTGCCCACCGACGCCAAGAGTGAGCTGGACAAGGCTTTTGAGTCTCTGGGCTACATCTCCAGCGACGGCCTGACCAACTCCAATTCGCCCTCCAGCGAGAACACCACCGCATGGGGCGGCGACACCGTGCTGACCCAGCAGACCGAGAAGCCGGACACCTTCGCCTATACCCTGCTGGAGGCGCTGAACCCAGCCGTGCTCAAGTCGGTGTATGGCGACAAGAACGTCACCGGCACACTGGAGACCGGCATCACCGTCAAGGCCAACAGCGATGAACAGCAGGACTGCTGCTGGGTCATCGACATGGTGATGAAAAACAATGCAGCCAAGCGCATCGTCATCCCGGACGCTGCCGTTTCTGCCGTGGGCGACATCACCTACTCCAACGGCGCGGTGGGCTACAACACCACTCTGACCGCTGTACCTGATGAGCATGGCAACACCCACTATGAGTACATCGTCGCAGCCGGCGCAGAGACGCGGACTGCCAAAGAAGCTAAGGAGGTCAAAGCATGATCACTGCTGAAACCAAGGACGGCTTTGCTGTCGAACTCAGCGAAGAAGCGCTGGACAATGTGGAGCTTCTGGACGCGCTGGCCGCAGTGCAGGACTCCGACGTCCTGTCTCTGGGCCGCACCATCCGCCTGCTGATGGGCAAGGCGCAGGCAAAGAAGCTTTATGACCACCTGCGCACCGAGGACGGCCGCGTGCCGGTCGTTGCCCTGAGCAACGCTCTCGGCGAGCTGATGGAATCCTTCCGTGCCGGAAAAAACTCTTTCTCCTCTCCGGCCTGATCGCATCGGATGAGGGAAAAGACAAGCTTATCTGCGATTTTGCCCAGTATTACCATCTGCTGGACTGGCGCAGCCTGCCGGTGCGGCTGGCGGCCACGCTGGCCGCCGGTCTGCCGCCAGACAGCCGATGCATGATGCATCTGGCCGGGCAGAAGCTGCCGGAAAAGACTCTGATGGATGCCGCCGTGGTGGATGCTCTGCACCGCATCGAATGGCGGCTCATCGGCTGCCCCGGCAGCCGCCCGCCCGACTCCATCCTTGCCGCCCTCACCGATCCCGATACAGGTGACGCCGGCAATGTGCAGAGCTTCGACAGCCCGGAAGATTTTGAGGCGGCACTTGCCGCTATGAAAGGATGTTGAACATGGCAGACGGCATTGAACTCGGCAAAGCTTATGTCCAGATCGTACCCTCGGCCAAGGGCATCAAGGACAGCATCGCCGAAGAGCTGGGCGGCGAAAGCGCCCGCGCCGGTGAGTCTGCCGGACAGCTCTTCACCGGCAAGCTGGTCGGCACCATCAAAACGGTGCTGGGTACTGCCGCCATCGGGAAGATGATCTCCGACTCAGTCAACGCGGGCGGTGCTCTCCAGCAGAGCCTCGGCGGCATCGAAACGCTGTTCAAGGACAGCGCCGACAAGGTCAAGACCTACGCCGCACAGGCCTACAAGACCGCCGGACTTTCGGCCAACGACTCCATGGAGTCCACAACCAGCTTCGCGGCCAGCCTGCTCTCCAGCGTCAGTCGGGACACCGACGCGGCGGCGCAGCTGGCCAACATGGCGATGGTGGATATGTCTGACAACGCAAACAAGATGGGTTCCTCGATGCAGGACATCCAGAACGCCTATCAGGGCTTTGCGAAGCAGAACTACACCATGCTCGACAACCTCAAGCTGGGCTACGGCGGCACGCAGGCTGAGATGCAGCGCCTGCTGAAGGACGCCGAGAA